ATGTTTACCGTTATTTTTGGTCGTCCAGGCTGCCCTTACTGCGTTCGCGCTAAAGAACTGGCAGAAAAACTGACCAACGAGCGTGATGATTTCAACTACCGCTACGTGGATATTCATGCCGAAGGCATCAGCAAAGCTGACCTGGAAAAAACCGTTGGCAAACCGGTTGAAACCGTGCCGCAGATTTTCGTCGACCAGAAACACATCGGCGGCTGCACCGATTTTGAAGCCTGGGCAAAAGAGAATCTCGGCCTGTTTGCCTGAGTCAATTTATTTGCTCGATGAATGACTGCGCCAGGTATCAAGCCAGGCGCAGATAAACAAAAAGCACAATGCCCCAAGCGCGCACCAGAACACGGCGCTCAACACCCACGCCATCTCCTGCCAGAACGTCCGGTGGGTCACGAAGAACAGCCGCATCGTCACCATGCAGACCGGCGCCGCCAGTATCGCGCCGAGCAAAGGACGCAGCACTCGCCGTCCGGGAGAGAGACAGCTCGCCGCCGCCCCTGGCAGCAAAAAGAAGAGCAGGCCCAGCTCCGGGTTGCCGCTGGCGCGAAATGCCCCTTTCATATGTAACAACAACGATAAGCACACCACAATGAACAGAACGAAGCCACAGATAATGCCGGCCCAACTACGCTCAGATTTCACCGTATCCTCCTGATGTTGCCTCTAACTCACGTCCACGTCGCCCAGTCAGATAAAGCATTTCGGCAATCCATGCCAATAACTCCCCTACCAGCCTAAAAACGATTGTCACTAGCCGCCGCATCCAGGAAGGATTAAACTAGCGGTATATTTTTGCTGGTTATAACAGGGTGCCAGAATAGGTTCGCGACAACGCGAACGCCTGAGCAACCTTAGACCAAATAACCATTTCCTTCAACAACTTACTAGTAAATGAGAAGTTGGCTTTCGTGAATATAAACGTCGCAGATTTGTTAAACGGGAATTACATCCTGTTATTATTCGTTGTACTTGCATTAGGACTATGCCTGGGAAAACTGCGTCTCGGCTCAGTACAACTTGGTAATTCCATTGGCGTTTTAGTCGTTTCTCTATTATTAGGCCAGCAGCATTTCGCGATTAACACCGATGCCCTTAATCTCGGCTTTATGCTGTTTATTTTTTGCGTTGGCGTAGAAGCCGGGCCCAACTTTTTTTCTATTTTTTTCCGCGACGGGAAAAACTACCTGATGCTGGCGCTGGTGATGGTCGGCAGCGCGATGCTGATCGCCATGGTGCTGGGTAAAGTGTTCGGCTGGGATATCGGGCTCACCGCCGGTATGCTGGCAGGCGCCATGACCTCCACCCCGGTGCTGGTGGGCGCGGGCGACACCCTGCGCCATTTCGGCCTGCCCAGCGATCAGCTGGCGCAGTCGCTTGACCATCTGAGCCTCGGCTATGCCCTGACCTATCTGGTTGGTCTGGTGAGCCTGATCGTCGGCGCCCGCTATATGCCCAAGCTGCAGCATCAGGATCTGCAGACCAGCGCCCAGCAAATCGCCCGCGAGCGCGGCCTCGATACCGATTCCAAACGTAAAGTCTACCTGCCGGTGATCCGCGCCTACCGCGTCGGCCCGGAGCTGGTGGCCTGGGCGGATGGCAAAAATCTGCGCGAACTGGGTATTTACCGCCAGACCGGCTGCTATATTGAACGCATTCGTCGCAACGGCATTCTGGCCAACCCGGACGGCGACGCGGTGCTGCAGATGGGTGACGATATTGCGCTGGTGGGCTACCCGGACGCCCACGCCCGCCTCGACCCGAGCTTCCGCAACGGTAAAGAGGTGTTCGACCGCGATCTGCTCGACATGCGCATCGTCACTGAAGAGATTGTGGTCAAAAACCACAACGCCGTCGGCCGCCGCCTGGCGCAGCTCAAGCTTACCGACCACGGCTGCTTCTTAAACCGGGTTATTCGCAGCCAGATCGAGATGCCTATCGACGATAACGTCGTACTGAACAAAGGCGACGTGCTGCAGGTCAGCGGCGACGCCCGCCGCGTAAAAACCGTGGCCGACCGCATCGGCTTTATCTCCATTCACAGCCAGGTGACCGATCTGTTGGCCTTCTGTGCCTTCTTTATCGTCGGCCTGATGATCGGCATGATCACCTTCCAGTTCAGCTCCTTCAGCTTCGGCATCGGCAACGCCGCCGGACTGCTGTTCGCCGGCATCATGCTTGGCTTCCTGCGCGCCAACCACCCAACCTTCGGCTATATCCCGCAGGGGGCGCTGAACATGGTGAAAGAATTTGGTCTGATGGTATTTATGGCCGGGGTCGGACTCAGCGCCGGCGCCGGGATCAATAACGGTCTGGGCGCTGTCGGCGGCCAGATGCTGGCGGCAGGGCTTATCGTCAGCCTGGTGCCGGTGGTGATCTGCTTCCTGTTTGGCGCCTACGTGCTGCGCATGAACCGGGCGATGCTGTTCGGCGCCATGATGGGAGCCCGCACCTGCGCCCCGGCGATGGAGATCATCAGCGATACCGCGCGCAGCAACATTCCCGCGCTCGGCTACGCGGGCACCTACGCCATCGCCAACGTGCTGCTCACCCTCGCCGGGACGCTCATCGTGATCATCTGGCCAGGGCTACAATAAATTTTTTGCGAAAAAAACCGTCACAGGCAGAACTTTTTCTCAGGGCATCAGTCATAAGTAATGCCACTGCTTTTCTTTGATGTCCCCATTTTGTGGAGCCCATCAACCCCGCCACTTCGGTTCAAGGTTGATGGGTTTTTTGTTGTCTGAAATTTATGCCGTTTAAAATCATGATGTTAGAAGCACTGTTTTTTAACGATGGCGACAAATTGGCGGCAGAGTCAAAGAGAGAGCGCCACCTGTCCTGATTTCATTGGATGCGGCTGAACCGGATTTGACTCTTTTGGCGTTGCAATCGAACGAACAAAAGTTTCATGGGTAACAAAAGTATGGCTGCAGTTAATGTTCTGGCACTGGTTGTAACGCTCTTTGGTCAATGAAGATACCTGAAAACTGCTGCGAGTATGGGCGGCACTTCCACACAGTGGGCAAATCATCATTTTTCGAGTTCTCCCCATTTTTGCTAAATTCACAATAATGATACCGCATTATTCCATTTTGAAAACTTAAAAGTTCTCTATTACGAAGAATCATTCCATTTCGAAATCATTAATCTTCACTTCAAGCTCCAGACTGGTCGTAAAACCGTTATCCGGATTGACAGTATGCGTCAGGGTGGTAATAGTCCATTCCGCATCATCTATCGGCTGTTTAAAGCCTCTGACTTTCACTGGCATTTCCGTGTAGAGATCCGCCCGACCTTCTGCCAGTTGTAGCGAGAATGACGCAACGCCACGTTGCAGGCGTTCCCACTGCATTTTCGCCGCCCGTTCGGCGTTGCTCCGGTTGGCATAGGTGCGATTAAGTACCAGCACGTTTTCATCTGTACCCACCAGGTAATCGCCCTGCTTCGCTTCCGGCTCTTTCTTCTGCTTCTTAGTCCTGCGCTTACGCTTCACCGTGGTGCTTTCTTTCTTCGCGGGTTCGCGGGTATGCAACCAGCTGGCAATTACGCCCGTGTAGGCTCCGCGATCTGCCAGGGTAAAGCGGTGACTGTCGCCGTCCTTACGTGTGATAGTGATAACCGGTAGTGGTTTACCGCTGGCGCTTTTACCCTGTCCCTGCCGGATGAATAACAGATTGCCATTTTTCACCGACGCAATAGCACCGTACTGGCGCGCCAGCCGCATCAGAAAACTGCCGTCACTCTCATTGGTCTGGTCTATATGCTCCACAGGTTTATCCGACAGGTCTTCACCCAATGCCATCTTCAGTTTGTGCCGCGCAGCTATTTCCTTCACCACTTCCCCAACGGTGGTCTTGTGCCACGATTTTTCACGGCGGGTATTCAGGGTTTCACGAAAATCAGCACTTCGCGCCCGGATAGTCAGGCGGTCCGGTGCGCCAGTGTGTTCAATCTCGTCCACCGTGAATGCTCCTTTCGGGAAAAGCGACTGCCCCTTCCAGCCCAACGCCAGCGTAATGACCGCACCACGGCGCGGCAGCACGATTTTTCCGTCGGCGTCGTCCAGCTCCAGATCAAGCTGGTCCGCTTCAAAGCCCCGATTGTCCGTCAGCGTCAGACTCATCAGGCGGTTATCCAGCACAGTGGTGATATCCTTACCCTCAATACTGATGCTGAATGCCGGAGTTTTGTTGCCTTTGTTAAGCAGTTCAGAGCTGAAATTCACGACAGCAGCCCTCCCACCGTTTTACTGATATCGCTTAAGGCAGACGTTGTCGTATCCTGCAAATTATTCAGCTGCGCACTGAGATCACCGAACATATCGGACAGGGATTCATCCACCCGTTTGAGCGACAGGGTGAACTCAATCCGGCGCGGCATACCATCGCGGAAAAACTCCGTTTTAGTCTGATTCAGTCCCTCAATCACATACATGCCGTAAATCGTGCCGCTGCCTTCAATCAGGGGCCATGCTTTCCCCTGTTCTGCCATCTGCTCCAGTGCCAGCAACGACAGCCTGCCGCCTGTTATTTCCGGCATAAGAACACCGGAAAGCGTCAGCATGTCGTTTTCCGGTCCCAGAAACTGCGTGGACGGACGTCGGTTTACCCGACTGTTTGCCGCATGTCGCCAGCTGCGTTGATACTGCAGTTCCTGATACGGAACGGTGCGCAGCATAAACACGTACAATCCCAGCACCATCATCATGCGTCGTATCCCCCCTGATCGCTGTAGTTACTCCTGGCTTTTGCCTTCAGCCTGCGTTCACGTTCATCAAGCTGGCGTGCCACCTCCCGCGCAATATCCTGCGCACTTTGTCCTGGCTGCGTCTGAATGATGATCTGCGTCGGTGCCTCAATCCGTTGAACGAGCGGCACAGTGGCTGCGCGACTCACAATTGCTTCTCCACCTTTCGCGGGAAGTGCCAAAGGGTGCAACGGTGGAAGCTCTGCTGGCGCGGCAGCAACGCCCATCATTCCGGCAACAACGGCAGCCAGTGCAGCTGTATTTCTCCGGCTGGTCACATTTGCCGGGCCGTTAACAATTTCCGGCCCGTTTTCACCGACGATGCCAAACTGCCCGCGCGGGATATACCCGCCGCTGTCATACATCCCCGCAAAGCCATATCCCCATGATGGAAAACCACCCGATGGCATCATCACTTTACCGTCTGCATTCACCGTCGCAGGTTGCTGACGCGTCACGCTTTCCGGCAGTTTTGCCTTTGCGGCCTCTTTACTGACAATGCCGAGCTTCTCCAGCAACCAGGAAACGCCGGATTTCAGGGAGTCCAGCGGATGCATGACCATATTCAGCCCTTCCGCCAGTGCCTCCCCGAATCGCCGCCCCATTGCCGCTGCGCTCTGCAGTTCGGCAGAGGTCGACTTAACGGGCGTCAGCAGATCAGTAAACCAGCCCCACAGCGCCTGCACTTTGTCGCCAATCCACTGGAACACGGGCTTAAGCGGTTCGAACGCTGCACTGATGGGACCTGCCGCCGCTTTGAATCCTTCCACCACGCCACCGAGAAATGCGGTGATGGGTTGCCAGTATTTCCAGACAACCAGCGCCACGCCCGCCAGTGCAGTAACCACAAGACCTATCGGACTGAGCAGAGCACCTAACAGACCAGATATGGCATACAGGGCAACGCGCAGCATCGCCAGTGGACCAGATGCCAGTACTCGCAGCACCGTGCCTGCGGCGGCCAGTCCACCGCGCAGTACCGCCAGAGGATTCATAAACATCACAGCAACAGCACGTAAACCGGATAATCCAGACCGCAAAAGTGCAACCGGCGCACCTGCTACAGTTTTCAGGACATTTCCCGTTAGTGATGCCGTGCGGCGCAAAGACGACAACGGCGCAGTAAGTAAACCTGCGGCGTTGCCCGATGAAGCAAGCCCGCGTCGCAGCAGTGCCAGTGGTGCGCCAGCCAGGACAACGCGCTGCTGGTTCGAGTTACTGCTGCCGTAACGGAAGATAACGTTTTGATACCCAACACAGAGAATCCCAGACGGATCACTGCCAGCGGCCCCAGCACTGCAGCCAGCGCCACCGCTAAGGTGCCGAGGCCGACGGTAACCGCAGCCACAACAGCCGATGCTTTCATCAGTGTGCCTGTCAGTTCCGGGTTAGCTTCCACCCAGCGACGCAACGCCCCCGTGACGCTTTTCACCGTGTACAGAATATCCATCAGCGGCTGGCGCAGCGTTTCGCCCAGGCTGCTGAAGGTGTTCTGCGCTCCGGTTTTGACCAGCAACCACTGCGCAGAAAGTGAATCCTTGTTAATGTCGGATTCTTTCTGCATGGAGCCGAGCGCATCATTGCCCGCTGTCAGTTTTAACTGACGCTGCAGTTCCGGCAGGTTGTTTGCCAGTTTCGCCGCGTCATCGCCAAACTCTTTACCAAACAACATAGTCATGGCAGACAGGCGCTTGTCCTGCGGCAGCGCGTTTACCTTCTCCAGCACGCGCTGGATGGTTCCCATCGCATCCTTCGTCATCTGCTTTTCAATCACTTCAGGATTGAGTTTCAGCAGATTCATCCCTTCAAAGAAACTCTTGCTTTGCATGGTGGCAATGGACAATTCACGCACCATCGCGTTTGCTGCACTGGCTGCAACCTCTGGCGCAGCGCCCAGTGTCAGGAAGGTGGAACCCAGCGCCGCCGCTTTACGATAATCCAGACGGTCAGCCACACCGCCCAGACGTTGCATCACATCAATGATGTCTGCCCCTTTCGACATGGCGTTATCATCCAGATAGTTCAGCGCATCACCGAGCTGTTCAATATTGCGGGTGGGGATTTTGTAGAGCTGGGCGATTTTCCCCAGACTTTCTGACAGTTCATCCGCTGGCAGCTCAAAGGCTGTTGCCGCCTTTGCTGCCGTACTGGCGAAGGCCAGCAGGTCACGTTTCTGATCTTCCCAGCTGTCGTCAGGGTTTGCGACGTTCATGCGCGCACCACCTTCAACCAGTGCAGCGAAGTCCACCGCACCGTTTTCCATCGGCAACTGTTCGCTGGCAGCCTTGATGGCATCCTGCATTTCATAAAAACGTGCAGTGCGGTTGCCATTATCGTCACGCAGACCATTGACCTGCTTTGCCACACCTTTCATGGCATCTTCCATGCTGGTATAGCTTTTTACTGCCGCCATCACTGGCGCACCCATTGCCAGCCCTGCAGCCGTGGTGGTGGCTCCGGCACCTGCAATACGATCACGCACCTCCAGCGAACGGGCATAACTGGCACGCGCTGCATTCATCCTGCGCTGAGCTTCCCCCAGTCGCTTCAGCCGCGCCTCCTGTTTCGAAAGTTCCTGGTTATAACGTGATGTTTCACGGGCTAAACGGGCAGTTGCTCCCGCATCGTCTTTCGCAGAAATTCCCGCCCGGTACAGTTCAGCACGCACAAGCGCCGTCTGCTGCTGCAGCTTTTTCTGGCGTTCTTCCAGGCGCTGAACAGCCAGCCGTTGACGGCCCAGAGCAACAACCTGACGTTGCGAAGGCGGCCCCATCGCTCCCAGTTCCTGACTGAGCAAATTTGCACGCTGGCGGGCATAGTTCAGCCTGTCGCCTAATTTCTGATTTTCTGCCTGCAGCTTTCGGAAGCTGTCCAGACTGCTCCCGGCCTGATCAAGCTGCTTTATTGCATCGCGGGATTTTTTGACAGCAGCAGCCAGTTCTCTTGAACTGGCCTGCGCAGATCGAAATGGGCGGGTGAGCTTGTCAACCGCATTAAGAATGACCTGCAGACGCAGGTTGTTATCACTCATCGTTGGCCCCGCTTCTCTGAATCGCTTTATACCGCCATTCCAGCACTTCGGTCAGCGGCATAACGTCAGTAACGGATGGCGGCCAGTGAAAAATGGTGGCGATATCTGCCACCAGATCGTCAACCGTCAGGCTGTCGGTAAACCGGCAAGCACCGACTTCTTCAACAAAAAAGTGACAACCTCAACCGACATGGCAGTGAGATCTGCCGGGTCCATCTCTGCAATTTCCTGTGCAGTCAGTGCCGGACTGGAGATGCGGGGGATCACGGTCATCATCGCGTTTACATCCATATCCATAATGGCCTGCAGGCGTGTACCGCGCAGCGCACCGGACTGCGGTTTACACAGCACAATTTCGGTGATTTCTGTTTTACCGCGCTTGATGGGGGTATCCAGTTGAATGGTCTTTTCAGTCTGCTTATCGCTCATTTTGCTGTCCTGTCAATTGGGTTCTGGCGCGGTATCCCGCGCCGTTCAGATATATCAGAGGCCGAGGGCGTTGCGGTGCGCTTCCATCAGGTCCACACCGTCCACAATTTCCACCATGTTGATAAGGTCCACTTCATAGAGCACCTCACCATTGATGGTCAGCTTCGCGTAGCTGTTGGTACTGGTCACTTTGGTGGTGTTGCTTTCGCCCGTCTTCCACTCGCCGGAATCCACTTCTTTGTGACGTCCACGCACGACAAGCTCCACGGCCTGCACTTCCCCGGTATCGTCACGCTGAATAGAGCCGGTAAAGCGCAGCTGGATGCCATCCACCGTGGCTTTACCCATCTGTTTAAACAGCAGCAATTCAGTACCACCAATGGAAAATTCTGTGTCCAGCGCACTGTCATCAAGCCCCAGATCCACATCCACCGCACCCGGCATTCCGCCGCCGCGATACTTCTCATATTTGCGGGTAAATTTCGGCAGCGTCAGCGACTCAACGATCCCCTGCCAGTTGTTCCCGTCGTTAAACAGGTTCAGGTGTTTTAATTTGCGTGGTAAAGCCATGTTGTCCCCTTACGCGCTGACCTGGCTGGCGAAATTCACCAGGTACTGATCGGTGATGCGCTGACGCAGTATCAGGTTTTCAAGTGGCGGCACTGGCGTGTAGTCGTAGTCGATGGTGAGTTTTCCGGCTTTCAGCGTGTCTTTGTCGTTCACCGACTCATCCAGCCAGCAATCACCACCAATGAGATAGCCCTGACTGACCAGTCTGCGCATTTTGGCGCGGATACCTTCGATAATGTCGCGGGCCAGCGACGGGTTAAGCGGTTTATCCACCGCCCACATGTGTGCTTCTGCCATCGTGTCCGTCAGCACCTGCGCCGTGCGGGTGTAGTTTTCGAAGGCAAAGAGCGGGTCATCACTCAGGCAGCGGGACCCCCAGAAGCGGAAACCGTCTTTACGCACAAGCGTGGTGACGTCGTTCTGGTTCAGCAGACCTGCATCGGTTGCCGGGTCCTGCAGATCCCAGAACACATCTGCAGAAATTCCGGTGACACCGTTCACGCCCACATTGGACAGGCTTTTGTGCCATCCGGTCTGCTCGTCAATTTTGGCGCGCAGACCAAGCGCACGGGCGGTGGCATATGCCGTTGCTTCGGCATTCAGCACCGTGTCCCAGCCAGTAAAGTCAGGCCAGATCAGCATCCCTTCGCGCTGGCTGAAGTTTTCGCGGTAAGTTATCGCCTCCTGCACTGTCTTGCAGCCATACGCTGACAGGTAAGCAAATCCACGCAGGCTTTGCGCCACGCTCAGCAACTCAGTAGCTACCGCCTTGGTGTCGTGGCCTGGCACGCCGAGAATGCGCGGTTTAACGCCGAGCTGTGACTGGGCAGATAACAGGGCTTTCATACCTGTTTTTTTACCTTCAGCAGTCACTGCGCCGATGATATTGGTCGTGGTTTCGTCTTCCGTTTCACCCTGCGGCACACGCACAACAATGGTCACGGGTTTTGCCTGGTCAGCGATGGCATCCAGCGAACGGGCCAGAGTACCGGACTCACCCGCTTTACCGCTGGCAGTCAGCACATCAGTGATCAGCACGGGTTTATTAAGAGGAAACATTTTTGCATCGGCATCATCGCCCGTGCAGACCATACCCACGATGGCGGTGCTCACCGTGGTAATAGATCGGGTGCCTTCGTTGACTTCAACAACGCGCACCCCGTGGTGGTAATCCTGAGCCATAGTGGCGAACCTCCTGATTGGATTAGGCTTCGCCCTATGTTGAAGTGATTGTGCCTGACAAACAGCTAAGCGCAGTTGTGTCGTTATTCACACAAAATAACGGTATTTGTCTGCTTGCAGGGATAATCAACATAATGCTGATTCAGGGGGATTCATTACTCTTATTTGCCGGAAATTTTCTATAAATTGTGGAAACACCCACATCAAAAATCAGTGCAATACGCTGTCTTGATTCTCCGGCCTCGAGTAAGCGTCCAATCTGTGCCCACTGTTCGGTGGTCAACTTAGGACGGCGTCCACCTACTCTGCCTTTATCACGAGCTGCAGCCAGCCCCGCCCTGGTACGTTCAACTATCAGTTCGCGTTCCATTTCAGCTAGGGCACCCATGACATGAAAAAAGAAACGGCCCATTGGGGTACTGGTATCAATACTGTCAGTCAGGCTTCTGAAATTCACACCACGCTGGCGCAACTCTTCTATCAGCGTAACAAGATGCCGCATACTGCGCCCCAACCTGTCCAGCTTCCAGACAACCAGCGTGTCTCCTGCCGATAGTGTCCTGAGTAGTTTTTTCAGCCCCGGTCTGTCGGACTTAGTGCCACTGATTTTGTCCTCAAAAATCCGCTCACATCCCGCGCAGTTCAGTGCATTACGTTGCAAATCGGTGTTCTGGTCATTTGTTGACACGCGTACATAGCCAATAAGCATGATCATCCCCCTGAATAAAAACCGGAGATGATGCCAGTTAGCTGTTACCTCTGCATTTTCTTAAACGTTGGTTTGGGAGAAGCGGCGAAAAGGGATGTGGGCACAGGAGATAATCAGATACCGGATATGGGAGCATTCGCTTCTGGTTCGGGATGGTTCAGGCTACCAGGTGGATATATTGTTCAGTTTGGCACTTTTTCAGGAAACACGACCCGCTTTATCAGTGGACACTTCCCTATACCATTCCCTAATCAGCCGATGGTTTCAGTCAGTGTTATGTCTGATGCCGTTCAGTCAGACCCGTCGATTCCTGCCCCGCAGGTTTTGTCTGTAAATTTTGAACATATCAGTAATTCAGCGTGGCGTGTGGCAACCAGTGATATCTCACAGCAATACAGATTCAGTTATATTTCGATAGGACGGTAGAAATGCAGAAATATATTTTCAGTGCCGATAAAAATGCGTTTTTCCCTGTGGAGCTTAAAATCGCTTATCAAGAATCCGGCGAATGGCCCGATGATGGAATCGAAATTGACGACACTGTTGCTGCCGAATTTATGAAGGAAGCACCAGAAGGAAAATACAGAGGTGTCATCGACGGAATGCCTGCATGGATTGATATTCCACCGCCAACTCATGAGGAACAAATTGCCGCAGCCGAACTGAAAAAGCAGCAATTGATTAATCAGGTCAACGAATACATAAACAGTAAGCAATGGCCTGGTAAAGCGGCGATTGGTCGCCTGAAAGGTGAGGAACTGGTGCAATATAATTTGTGGCTGGATTATCTGGACGCACTGGAACTGGTCGATACTTCCGGTGCGCCAGATATTGAATGGCCTACGCCTCCGGCAGTTCAGGCCAGATGACATCAGGCGCGGTGCTGGTATCTGTTGCCGTCACCGCGTCAATATAATCCAGCACAGCGTTAAGTCGGGTTGTTTCTGCCTGCGTCAGCTTCCGTCCGGCCTGTAATTTCAGTTGAATCAGACTGATGGAAGACATTGCTGCATCAATCAGTGACTGGCGCTGTGCTTCTGCCGCTTCTACTGCGGCGCTATGCTGTGCCTCAGTATCCGTCACCCATTTCTCACCATCCCATTTATCATATGGCGTTAACGGGGCGATAGTGGTTGTATTTTCAGGGTAATCACCCAGAGATGTGATTTCTTTCGATTCTCCTGTTTCGGTGCTATAGATGATTTCACCGCGATGGTCTGGCACATATTCCCATGAGTTAAAATCTGCAGAGCGGCAGATTGCATAACCGGCTTTATGTGTACCTGGTGCATCTAAGCATGAATACGCCGGAATACCGACACCCACAGCAAGGTATTCGGTTGATGTGGAAAGATATTCCTTCGTCTCAGCATCAAAATTATAAACGGTAATGTTTCCTGCCTTTGTAGTAATGAGTTCGCTATTTAATACGGCTTTATTCATCAGGCTGCCCTCACGATATAGTTAAATGCGACGTTGCGCGGGTAACCTTCTTGGTTTCCAAAGGTGGGGCTCTGCGTAGTCACAGAAGTAGCAGAGTTGTTGTTTGTCCCGCCGCTGCCGCCAAGTGATCGGATAACGCCGCCGTCGCCTGCTGTCGCTGCTGGCCCTAACTCCCTACCGTTCTGCGATGGTACAGTTGTACTAGTTGGGATGCTGCCGCTAGCCGATGTCCAAATTTCCAAGCCGTGGACGTGCGATCCTGGAGACCATCCCTGGCTAGACCCTATCGAACGCCCTGGATCAACCCCTCGCTCATCATCCCATCCACGAATAAATTCACCGCGCAGGTCTGGCAGCAAAAGACCGGGGTAAGCGAGAGCAAGCTTCGGATATTGGGAGGCGATAAATGGCGCACCGTTGCATTTCAACCAGCCTGTTGGCGGAGTTGCTAAAGGCCACGGAACAGGGACACCAACAGGTAATGCAGAGCCTTCTCCCAAACCAAGGTATGCGAGAAGACCAGCAACATCCTTTCCACTCAAATTAGTCAGCGTATTGTCCAGCGGTTGTTTACCTGCCAGTGCATTAAGCATTGTCGTGGCAAAGTTCGGGTCATTCCCCAGCGCCGCCGCCAGTTCGTTCAGTGTATCCAGTGTCGCAGGTGCAGAACCCACCATTGCCGCAATCGCCGATTTCACAAAAGCCGTGGTGGCAATCTGTGTATTGTTGACCGACTGCGCCGCCGTGGGGGCTGTTGGCGTTCCGGTGAGTGCCGGACTCGACAGCGGCGCTTTCAGTGCCAGCGCATTGTTAATGGTGGTACTGAATTTCGGATCATTGTTAATGGCTACGGCTATTTCTTTCAGCGTGTCCAGCGTGGCTGGCGCACCATTAATAAGAGCCGTCAGTGCCTCCTGAACAAACGCGGTGGTCGCAACCTGCGTGGTGTTATTCCCCGCCGCTGGCGTTGGCGCTTTGGGTGTCCCGGTAAACGTAGGACTTTCTTTCTGTGCATACTGTGAATGCGGGTCCGGTGCGGCAAGATGTTTTGCCATCTGATCATCCGCGTACACCTTCAGCTCCAGTACCTTATCATCCACATACTTGCGGGTTGCCAGCACTACGGCAGGGTCGATTTTCAGGGTGATATTGTCCGTGCTGCTGGTAATCAACACCATACGCACGGTCTGGGTACGCCCGCTGCCTTCAGCCAGTTGCGGCTTATAGCTTTCCGGGCAGTTGCCCACGGCAATCAATGCCCCGGACTCATCAAACAGGCCCACTTCACGTATCCACCAACCGCCCTCGTTTTCAGGGATCACCTGTTCAGCAATAATCTGGCTGCTGTTCTGCGGGTCGATATAGAGCATATTCAGCGCAGCCCGGCGTTTCTCATTTACCAGTGCTGTCTGCTTTGCGTCCGGCGTTGGTAATGTTCCGCCGCCATCGCCGACCGCCATATGGGTAATTTTTAAAGGCACACCGAGCGCGGCGGCGCTGGCAAGTTTCGCCGCGCCAATATCCGTCAGCAGGGTATAAAATTTTGTGCTCATGGATTCACTCTCATTGTGTCAATAACATGGACCGCCCCGCCTTCATGCGCGGTGCCGCCGGAAATAATTGTTTCGTTGATATACGGATAGATCGTGATTTCTTCGCCAAGATAGCTGGCGGCTCCCACCCAATGCGGGCCGCTGGTATGCAGATTGATGGACATGCCGATCATGTGACGGCTACATGGTTTGGCATCGCTTATCAGTCGCTCAAGTTCCAGATAGGTATCTTCAGTGATGCCCTGGTCCTGCACGCCGATATCCAGGCGAAACGTGCCCGGTGCCTCTCCGGTCTGCCACCACTCAATAATGCGGATCAGAAAGCCGAACGGCTCCACCACCCGCCGCACGGCACTGGTGGTCCCTTTATGCTGATGAATATAAAAAGCATCCTTCACCACCTGGCGCTTGACGCTTTCTGTCCAGCCCTCGTCCCAGCGATCCACAGAGAACGCCCAGGCGAGATAAGGCAGGAAACTGACCGGACAGGTTGCCGGATTCCACAAGTCACGCAGCGGCACCTGCAGATCAGAAATCCCGCTGCAGGTTTGCGCCAGTCGGCGCTCCAGTGGTGTTGAACCCGGTGGCAGCAGACTATTCATCCGTTCCTCCGTTGGTTACGCTCCACTGCGTACATGATGCCGCCTGTGTTTTGTTCAGGACCACATCCGCCAGCGGCGAAGCCAGCTCCACACGCTGCACACCCTCAACATGCAGGGCGGCAAAGATGGCGCTACGGCGAATATCCCGGCCAAGACGCGTCTGACTGGCGATATACTTCTGCAGACTGGCTTTTGCCGCTGCCATTACCGGCTCTGCTTCCGGTCCCGGATAGAGAAAAATGGTGGCTTCCACGCGGTACGGGATGATTTCTGCGCTGCGAACCGTCAGACGGTCAGCCACCGGGCGGACGTTCTCACTGTTCAGAGCTTTTTCCACCACGTCCAGCAGGTCTTTTTCTGCAGTTCCGTCGCCTTCGCGGCTCAGGACAGTCAGCACCACCTCTGCAGGTGCCGGGCTGGTTGCACTGGCATCCGCCACCCGACCGTCGGCGCTTCGGGCATGAAATTCATAAGCTGCAGTTGGCCCCGCAACAGAAAGCCCTTCAAAGGCTGCAGGCACACGCAGGCGTAACGCTTCATCGCTTTCCATCACAGCTGCAACGGGCGGCACAGCATCATTATCAGCAGGCGTCACCGTCAGGCGTGTCACGTTGTAGTTGGCAGCGAGCTGGTCCAGATCGCTCCCTATGGCATAAGCCACCATCACCGCCTGCGCGGCTTCGTTAATGCGCTGGCGCAGAAGCAACTCACGATAAGCATTCTCCTGCAACAATTTGGTGACGGGTTCAGATTCCAGTTCCAGGGTACGCATCACAGCCTCCTGTTCATCTTTCGGATGAAGCGCCACAAATTCGGCCTTGCGTTCGGCAAGCAGCGTCTCAAAGTCCGGCACATCCACAATCTGCGGCGCAGGCAACTGCGAAAGGTCAATCACTGCCATTCTCTGCTCCTGTTGATACGGAAAGGGAAACAGGCACACCGTTATTACGCCGCCCGGTCAGCTCCACCACCATTGAACCGTCAAAATTGCTGTTAATGGTGATGGAATCCAGCGTCAGCCGTGGCTCCCAGCGACTCAGCGCCACATACACTGCCGACATGACCTGCAGGCGTAATGCCGGATTTTGTGACTGGTCTATCAGTGCCGACAGCAGAGAACCATATTCCCGACGGGCAATACGGCTACCCTGCGGTGTCAGCAGAATGTCCCGCACCGACTGGCGCAGATGGTCAATATCAGTAATGGCTTTGCCGCTGGTATTATTCATCCCGCTATAAAGCGTCATACCGGACCTCCGGTTGTGTCGCCGCCTTTCAGGACGCCAGTATGCTGATGCGCATCAACCACAATCCCGTTAGAACTCATCGCTCCGCCGCCCTGGGTAACGCCACCATTGATCACCACTTCGCTGTTAATGCGCGTGCGGTCAGCCTCCAGTACAAACTCACTGGTTTTCATGGTGATGTTGTCGACAGCCTCAATGACCATTGATTTGATGCCCCTGACATACCAGCGCCCGGTGGCGGGTTCGTATTCAAACCAGCCACCGTCAGGATGTTCTGTCACGCAGGCGTCCGCCGACGTCGACGGTGGAGCGAACTGATTCGAATAGACAGCGGGCAACGCAAAGGCGGTTTCAAGATTTCCGCCCAGACTCAGCAGCACCACCTGTTCACCTTCCGTTGGTCGCCACCATGTGCGGGCATTCCCGGCACGCAGCGTCAGCCAGCTGATCCAGTTGGTTTCAAGGTCGCCCGTTTTCACCCGACAAAGCCAGTTTTCCCTGTCCACTTCGGTGACTACCCCTGTGCGGATCAGGTTGGTGATGAGGCGCATGATTTCGGTTAGTTGTGCGTTCATAGGGAAAGGTTGCCATCAGGGGAAGAAAGGCGGCAGTGCTGCAACTTGTATCAGTGCTGATACAAAGATCACCCCGCCAGCCATTGCAGAATCATGTCGCGGGTCATTGCCTCAACATCATCATTTACACCCAGCAGGCGGCGCTCTGCGTAACGGACCTCCGGTCCTTTGCGACTGACGCGATCACGCAGGCCGTAATGGTGAACACGGGCAATACGCTGCACCTTGCCTTCAAACTGTACGCTGGCAGAGTCGGCGCTGGCGGCAGTTTTCAGGTATTTTGTGGTGCGCAGCTTTGCAAACATCTGACGTTTGATGCGCCCCTTCTTGCTGCGTGCTGTTACCCTGCGCGGTTCATAACTGCTGCCATCTGGATTGCGCTGCATCCTGATATTCTGCTGCTGTGTCCGGCGCAGTTCCTGCGCCAGCTGGCGCATCATGCGGCTTCTCGTGGCTGGTTCCAGATTCGCCAGCAAGGCACTCAGCCAGTCGTCCATCTTCTGCAGTTCAGCCACGTTTCACCGTCCACATTTCTTCAGGTTCATCGGGTTCTGCTACAGCTTCAACGCTCGACACACTGCCGTCAGTGCTGACCAGCACACGTTCCGTCAGTTGCAGGTTAAGGCTGATATCACAGACATCGTTGCGCAAAATATCCACATCAAAGGTGAATAGCTTTTCCCGTAACGCCGGGTTATTGATGGCATCGGGCTGGTTATCCCGAAGCCACAGTAAAACCGGGGCCATCAGCAGATTCTGGTCGCCACTGAAATCCTCTATCACCACGTTCAGGGTATAGCGGTACTCCCATGACATGGAGCTGGCCCCCGTGGCAACCAGCGAACCGTTATCCACAAACAGATGCAGTTTGTCCGGGTTATTGCGGACATAAGGCACCGCTTTATTGAGGGCGTGGCGCAGGGATTGTGGTTTGTTCACTGTTTCGCTCCTGACACGCAATAATCATGTCCACTTTGTCTGCACAGACCGCCCAGGCGGCCTCCGTTTCATCCAACAACGCGTTCAGATCACCGTTAGTGCGCGGCGCTGCCTGCTCCAGCCGACACGGTGTCACTCGCGGACAACCACTGACGATAAGCTGCACCTCCGGTGAGTGCCGAACGTTCCCGCAGCCGGATAATGTCAGCAGGCAAAGGAGTATCAGCCCAGCGGCGTAAATCCTCGTTCTCACGTTTCAGTTCCTCGATCCGGTGTTGTCGTTGTCTCAGCAGCGCGCTGGTCTGTTCTGCTTCGGCATAGAGCCGCGCCTGCTCCCGGTTATTGGTTTCAGTCAGAATGGACAGGCTAATAAGCTGGCTGTTGCTCTTTGCCAGTGCCTGGCTTTTGCTCTGCAGCTCGTCTGCCTGCGTACTAATGGTCTGGCTGGCATCAGCCAGCCGCCACGTCTGCCAGCCCAGCGCCGCCAGTAATAACGCCAGCACAACCAGCAGCAACCGGTTCATGCTGCTACCTGTTGCGCCATCTGATTACGGGTGATCCATAAGGCAATAACGGTCAGCAGATAAAAGACCAGGGTAATAGCCCACCCCGTCCAGGCGAGACTTACGACAATCAGCAATCGCATCACCCAACTGATAAATACGTTTTCTTTTCGGGTAATTGTCTTCAGCAAAGATGCCCTTAACTCCTGCCAAAGCGGGCCATTCTTAATTAACGCAGCCAGTGCTACCGGAATTACCGCCCATGTCAGCAAACAGGCTACCCAAACGCCGGACGCTGCCAGTACCGGAAAAATCCCCTGCGGATACACCATTGCTGCGATTAACAGCGCCATCCATAACATCAGAAACAGTCCGCTGATTAATTTCTTTTTCATTTCAGTTTGCTCCCTGTAAACACCAGGCCATCTCCCGCGCACGGCGGTTATCCAGCCCCTGATTAAACACACCTTTTACATACACCCAGCGCGGTAACTGTCGGCACGCATCCGCCCAACGCCGCTGGTTGAGCAATTTCACCAACGTGGAACTGCAGGCATTGCCCGTTCCCACGTTGAAGGCAAACGACACCACCGCGTCATACACCTTCTGCGGCGGCTGTTGCTTCACACACCTTTCCAGCACCCGCTCCACACGTAGCACGTTGGAGATCAGCCCTTCTGCTGCCTGTCGTTCCGTAATGGTTTTGCCGGGAATGACGCCCGACGTATTACCAATGCCGTCGGTCCAGACACCCGCGCTGCACTGATACGGCTGCAGACGACAGCCTTCGTAATCGGCAATCAGTTTCAGTCCCTCCACGGAGGTGTGAAGCTGCTGAAAACCCGGCAGCGTGGCAGCAATAGCCAGCACGGTCCCGACAAGGCAGCGTTTAACGATTGATGGATTCATAATCCTCCCGCGAGATCTGCCCGTCGCGCAGAAGCTGGTAGGCTTTGTGTTTGTAGTACCAGTTGATAGCCAGCATCAGCACACCAATCATCAGGCCGCCCAGCGTTGAGGCATCCTTGATGGACAAATCGCCCAGCCAGGCCAGCACGACGGCGATGCAATACGTGATAAAGGCGCTGATTCGCTCAAGCGTCATAATTCAGTCCCATAGCTGGACGGTCTGCACGGTGGTGGTGGTCGGAATGTCCGGCAGCTCCACCTGCAGCCCGTGAGGTAAAAAGGGGCCGTGTTCGGCAAGCCCCGGATTTGCCTTCAGTACCTGCTCCGTGACACCCTGTGTACGCCCGTAATGACGCCAGCAAAGCGCGTCCACCGTGTCATACTGATGCGCACGTACTTTCATCAGATAAGCTCCACAGTGCAGTGCGGCGCATCCTGCACCCGGCTGACGGCCCAGCGGGCGTCACGCCACAAATCACCGCTGGCTTCTGCCAGTTCTTCGCCTCGCTTCACACCGGATGCCGTGGCGTCATAGTCCTGGTATCGTTCGTTGAGCATGGCGCGTGCCCAGCAGTAAACCGCGTTGAAATAGTGCTGAATGCGCTCACTTTTCCCGTCCAGCTGTTCTGCCGGAACCTCTGCCAGCGAGGCATACCCCAGCATCTGCTGGCGTCTGCGAAACTCATACAGCTCTGCGTTGACCTCCGAAATTGCCGACAGCGCAACCTGCTTTAAACGCGACTGCGTCACCGTGCCGTCAGTGCGCATCACGCTGCGAAACTCCGACAGGTCCACATCAGGCCAGAACGGCGTATTTCTGATGATTTCCGCCTGTTCCGGTGCCTGTTCTGGCGCAACAAACTTCATGCTGCTTTCTCCTGAAATAGAGGGCGGTGGACGGGGTTTTGATGTGGCGGTGCCTTTCGCCACCCCGTGCCGCCCGTGCGCGGGGGCACGTTCTGTCAGCGGCTGTCATTGCGCAGTCTGCGCTCCAGCTGCTGTTTGTCTTTTTTCACGCCACAGCGGGGATCGAGCTGTAACGCATGGTTGAGATGATTAAGGGCGGAAGCCGGATTGCTTTCACTCAGGACAGCGCCAATCGCTTTATGCAGACGCGCCCGTGATTGGTCCGGCATATCCAGACCGTCTGTCAGCTCCAGCGTCTGCAGCAACAGATCGGCATCAAAGCCGGTGGCGGCAAGCATTGCGCTCTGCGCTGCATCTGCCATTTCCTCTGCCAGCACGGTCTGCACGTTGCGGTTACCCAGCGGCATCACCCAGCCATGACGCAGGGCATGACGCCCGATCTCCAGCGCCCCGGCATAATCTCCGGCATCAATGCGCCACAGCATCACGTACATCAGCACGTCATCCTGTTGAGCGCCTCCGGCAGCCAGGACGCCCTCCGCCCAGGCGGCATATTTCGGCAGCAGCTTCACCTTTATTTCCGCTTTTTTCACCGTGGACTGAACGCCCTTGAGACGGCGGCGGTCTTCCGCCAGTTGCAGCAGCATCAGGTCATAGCCCGACGCGTGGCGAACACTGCCGCCTTCACGGGCGGCCTGTTCAGCCTGAACGCGCAGGCGATGCTGCCGTGCGGGACTCAGGCTCATAGGTTACGCTCCGGCTTCTGCTGCGGCGGCGCTGAAATCGCCAATCTGGATGTTTTCCACCAGTGCGGCGCAGCGGTAGTCCTCAACCACATAGGCTTCGTTAACAGATTCAAAGTTTTCAATCCGGTCACGTTTCGGGTTGTCGATAACTGAACGACGGCGGGTGTCTTCCTGCCAGTAGATGGACAGGTTATCCAGACGGGTGATCAGCAGCGCATTCGGCGGGAAGAACGGCGCACGCACGGCCTGCAGACCGCCCATGCGTTTCTGACTGATAATCATATCGGCTGCCAGTTTTTCACTGTTTTCCTGCTCTTTGTTGACCAGCGGGAAATACTTGTCAGACAGCAGTTCACGACCGCAAATCACCACCAGATCGTCATCGTCCTGGTAGACCACGTCGATAAGCTCATTAACGGCATCCATCACCACGGCGTCCAGGTTGGCATATTCGCCACCTTTACCGACTTTCACCGCACCCGGTGTGGTTTCACCGCCCGTGGTGGTGCTGCCCATGACGTGATCCGGTGCATCCTCACGGATTTTCTGCAGCCAGCCTTTGTTCACATCCTGCAGCAGCGGGTTTTCGCTGCGGTTGGAGGTTTTCGCACGCTTCACGCCGTTAAAGCCGATCATGATGCGGTCCAGTGCCTGACGTTTCACGATGGCGTCACGGATACGCACCTGGAAATCCTGAAACTTCGCCCACAGGTCCAGCTTCGCGTAGGTCAGTACCGTGTCAAAGTTGGTCTGCTCGCATTTGTATTCCACATCGACCATCAGCGTAGGATCGACAGGTTCACGCTCTTTCGCGGTGGTGTCAGTGGTTCCGGCAATGGTGCTACCAACACCCAACCCCAGCAGCTGACCGGACTGCTCAGTCACTGGCGTGACGTTAATCAGCGTCAGGAAAGCGGCGGACTGCTGGATCTGGTCTTCCAGCGTCTGCTGCACAGACGGCTCTACGGTGAACTTGCTGGACAGTTCTTCAACTGCCACACCGTTCAGACGCGCCAGCTGCTGCAGGTAAGCGTTAAAAGCAAAGCGGGTATTCTTCTTCATCGGGTTTTATGCTCCATCAGCAATTGGTCAGAGTGTCAGCGGGGGCGTTACCGCCTGTTGCACGCTGGCGGTAGTCCTGGCGGCAGTCCTCATGGCTCAGCTTGTCCACCAGTTCGTTAAAGGCGGCCTGTTGTGCCTGCAGGGCTGTCTCCAGCTCAGACAGGCGTTCTTCCTGCTCAGACAGGGATTTTTCGGTGCGTGCGCTCAGGTTTTGCTGCTCAGTGGCGACCAGCTCCACGGCCTTATGCACATCAGAGAACCGGGCATCGTCGGACTGCTCTTTTTTGGTGAACAGCGCTGTGACGCGGGCAAACAGGGACGGTTTGTCATCCTGGATTTCTTCCAGTTCGATCACCGTTTCCTCTGCGGCGGTAAAGAGATTGGCGGGATTCTGCTTGCGGTTTGCCAGCGGGTTATGGGCTGCACTGGCGCTGAATGTCAGCATTTCCGTACCCAGACTGGCTGGATCATCAGTGGCAGCCAGGCCAACCAGGTAGGCTTTGCCCGTATCAGCGAACTTCGGGCTGACTTCCATAGAAGTGAATAATTTCTGGCCTTTTTTCACCAGCTCCACCAGGGACTCCGTTGGCTCAACGTCGGCATACAGCGCCATCTTGCCTGCCAGCGGACCTTCCGTGATTTCTTCAGCAAACAGCGCCGTTACCTTGCCGTAGCGGTTAAAGGTGCTGTCCGGCAGATAAGACTTGATGTGCTCAAGGTTAATCAGCGCGGTATACACTGCCGGGTTGTAGCTGGCTGCCATCTGTTCCAGCCATTCACGCTGGATTTCGCGTCCGTCGGTGGTGGCACCTTCCACCCCGATGCGAAAACGCTTTGCTTTCACTGTCATGAGCCGTGCTCCGTTAGAAAAAACTTACTGGAGCCTTATGGTTGCGGTGATGAGGGCAGTGAAACAATGCGCGGTATTTGTACCGACAACCACACAAACCGCAGGCGGGGAAAGCCTTCATTCAAGGCTGTAGGTTTGTGCCATGAACACCACACTGACATCCGCAGATCTCGATCCCCGTCGGCAGGCCATGCTGCTGTACTTTCAGGGATATCGCGTAGCCCGCATTGCTGAAATGCTGGGCGAGAAAGTTGCAACCGTTCACAGCTGGAAGAAACGCGACAAGTGGGGTGACTATGGGCCGCTGGATCAGATGCAGCTCACCACCGCCGCACGCTACTGCCAGCTCATCATGAAGGAGCACAAAGAAGGGAAAGATTTCAAAGAGATTGACCTGCTGGCGCGCCAGTCGGAGCGCCACGCGCGGATCGGCAAGTTTAACAATGGCGGCAACGAAGCCGACTTAAACCCTAACGTCGCCAACCGCAACAAAGGCCCGCGTCGTCAGCCGGAAAAGAACGTTTTCACCGATGAACAGATTGCGAAGCTGGAAGAAATCTTCCATTCCTCCATGTTCAACTACCAGCGCCACTGGTGGGAAGCCGGAAAAACCAACCGCATCCGCAACCTGCTGAAGTCACGCCAGATCGGCGCGACCTTTTACTTTGCCCGTGAAGCCCTGATTGACGCCCTGCTTACCGGACGTAACCAGATTTTCCTTTCCGCCAGTAAGGCACAGGCCCACGTCTTTAAACAGTACATCATCGACTTCGCCAAAGAAGTGGAAGTGGAGCTGAAAGGCGATCCGATGGTGCTTCCCAACGGGGCTACGCTTTACTTCCTCGGCACCAATGCCCGCACGGCCCAGAGTTACCACGGCAACCTGTATCTGGATGAATATTTCTGGATACCGAAATTCCAGGAGCTGCGCAAAGTGGCTTCCGGTATGGCTATTCACAAAAAATGGCGACAAACCTATTTTTCCACACCATCCAGCCTGACACACAGTGCTTATCCGTTCTGGTCCGGTGCGCTGTTCAACCGTGGGCGCAACAAAGCCGATAAGGTGGACATCGACCTGTCCCACAGCAATCTGGCCCCCGGCCTGCTGTGCGCAGACGGGCAATACCGCCAGATAGTCACCGTGGAAGATGCTGTGCGCGGCGGATGTAACCTGTTCGATCTCGACCAGTTGCGCATGGAGTACAGCCCGGACGAATACCAGAACCTGCTGATGTGCGAGTTTGTGGACGATCTCGCGTCCGTGTTTCCGCTCAGCGAGCTGCAGGCGTGCATGGTGGACAGCTGGGAAGTCTGGACCGACTTTCATGCACTGGCCCTGCGCCCGTTTGGCTGGCGCGAAGTGTGGATCGGTTATGACCCGGCAAAAGGTACGCAAAACGGCGACAGCGCCGGGTGCGTGGTGGTGGCACCGCCAGCCGTGCCGGGCGGTAAGTTTCGCATTCTTGAGCGTCACCAGTGGCGCGGGATGGACTTCCGCGCCCAGGCTGACGCCATCAAAAAACTGACTGAACAGTACAACGTGACATACATCGGTATCGACTCAACCGGCGTCGGTCACGGGGTTTACGAGAACGTGAAAGCGTTTTTTCCTGCCGTCCGGGAGTTTGTCTACAACCCCAACGTTAAAAACGCTCTGGTACTCAAGGCCTACGACATTATCAGCCACCGCCGTCTGGAGTTTGACGCCGGGCACACCGACATTGCGCAGTCATTCATGGCAATCCGTCGCGCCACCACCGCCAGTGGCAACCGCCCGACGTATGAAGCCAGCCGCAGCGAAGAAACCAGCCACGCCGATCTGGCGTGGGCAACAATGCACGCACTGTTTAACGAACCACTGCAGGGCAAGTCCGCCAATACCAGTAATATTGTGGAGATTTTTTGATGGGAAAGAGTAAGAAGAACCGCGCTGCGTCGCAGAACCAGACCCAGCATAAAAGCCAGACTTCAGCCGAAGCATTCAGCTTCGGCGATCCCATTCCAGTACTGGATCGCCGCGAACTACTGGACTATGTGGAATGCGTACAGACAGATCGCTGGTATGAGCCGCCAGTGAGTTTTGACGGACTGGCGCGAACCTTCCGCGCCGCCGTGCATCACAGCTCACCGATTGCAGTAAAGTGCAATATTCTGACCAGCACCTATATCCCTCACCCGCTGCTCAGCCAGCAGGCTTTTTCACGTTTTGTGCAGGACTATCTGGTTTTTGGTAACGCCTACCTGGAGAAACGCACTAACCGCTTCGGTGAAGTTATCGCCCTTGAGCCTGCTCTGGCAAAATACACCCGACGCGGGTTAGACCTGGATACCTACTGGTTTGTGCAATACGGTATGACAACCCAGCCGTATCAGTTCACGAAAGGCAGCATTTTTCATCTGATGGAACCGGACATCAACCAAGAGATCTACGGCCTGCCAGGTTATCTTTCTGCCATTCCGTCAGCCCTGCTCAACGAGTCCGCCACGCTGTTCCGCCGTAAGTATTACATCAATGGCAGCCATGCAGGCTTCATCATGTACATGACCGATGCCGCGCAGAACCAGGAAGATGTGAACAACCTCCGCAACGCAATGAAAAGCGCCAAAGGTCCAGGCAACTTCCGCAACCTGTTTATGTACTCGCCTAACGGCAAAAAGGACGGCCTTCAGATCATCCCTTTGTCAGAAGTTGCGGCGAAGGATGAGTTTCTGAATATCAAGAACGTGAGCCGTGATGACATGATGGCTGCGCACCGCGTGCCGCCGCAAATGATGGGGATTATGCCTAATAATGTTGGAGGGTTTGGGGATGTGGAAAAAGCCGCTCGCGTTTTTGTACGTAACGAACTGCAGCCATTGCAGAAACGTATGTGCGAACTGAACGAATGGATTGAGGAAAAAGTAATAAATTTTGAAGCATATCAGCTCTCAATTGAGCAATAACTCTCAAATAGCTGAATAAGCCCGCAAAAGCTAACCTATAGATCAGGGTCTATAGGTTTATGATGTAATGATACAGGATAATGCACAACTTGATAATCCAGCTTACTTACAGTATGAAGGTGCTGACTATAAAAAACCAAGGGGTTTTTTGGGCAATCAATAATATTAACGGATTTACAAGCATGAATCCTAGGTGCATTCTTTGATAAGAATGTTTTCCATGAATCCATCATGTCAGAACAGGAAGCGTTTTTCGTATAAATAATTAAACCACCCGAAGAGCTATTTATAGTCCCAGTACTATATCGCTCGGTAAGTTGTGCATAACCTTTAAAAAGATATAAATATGAAGAATGTTTTTTAGCTTCCCCATGCCAGATATAATCTGCAAGGGTAATAGATATATCACAATGTCCTCTCTGGTTCTTCTCGTGACTGGCTTCGAGCCCCAGATATCTATTTTCAACATACGAAAGCAAATATAGAGTTAACTGATCTTCAGAGAGATCAAAGTTAATTTTATTGCCATTTTGCTCTAATTTACTTACAGCGTAATCCAGCTCCTTTCGAACAAGACTGTTGAAATTAGAATAGGACTCCAACGCAAATTGAATCCTTTGAATGGCAAAGTGAACCTTCTGCAAATGAAAGTTTTTCTCCAAATCATCCAAACTTGTAAGCATTAGCACGCCCCTTCCTTTGTAAAATTAATAACTGTAAAGAAAGGAAATACATATTTTTTGTAGTCTGGCACAATCTCACCAGTATATGGATGCTCTAAACCTTGATTATCTTCAGCATCAATCACGTCCGCAATGCTTATATTAACTGGATCGAAACCATCGTCTATAAATTGATAGTTTAATTTCAAAAAATTAACTTTTGGATTACACAAAACTTGGATAGCCAAGTAAATATCATGCTCATCCACTTTAGCGCCCCCCTTATTCGAAATCGCTATATCAAATAAAAGGTTATAACTAATGAATATATTAGGAGAGCGAGCTGCTAACTTAGCAAGTTTTTCATAAAACATGCACGCCAACCCCCCCACTTCTGGGCGTTCTGAGCATATGTCTTGTATAGTCTTTGCCAAGTTAGCATCCTTCATTTTTGTCTCCAGCTATAGTATCAGCTTCGTAAGCGTTTCGAAATCATCACGAGAGATACATTTACTAAGTATAGCAAAATTCACTGGTGAACCAGAGCTTCCACCAAGGTACCGTCTTAGCGTTCCTGGTATAGTAAGTTCTACATTGTCCGCTAACTGTAGTAAAGGATTTGTTCGCTCAACCCTGATGCCTATCCTATAAAGTCCGATATTGCCTACGGCTTTAATACCTTCTTGATTGAAGATATCTTGTCTCAAATCTTTAGTGGAGTCAGTTTTCCTTTCCTTATGTGTCGTCCCTTCAGGGGTAAGGAATGAAAGCTCAAAAACTTTATAATTAAGAGTTGAGTATGGTTTTTGATCTTGCTTAAAGATTGGTTCAATCAAGGGAAAGAAATCTCTTTCTTTTGATGCAAACTCAGCACCTATAATATTATAAAGTTCTCTTACTACAGTACTCTTTGCAAACAAGACGCTCTCACCTATTGTGTTAATACCTGCATCTATCAAAATTGAGATAGTAGAGTTGGTCTTATTAAAAATGCAGACATCAAAACATTGATGCTTTTCTTTTTTAGTAGCAATGATCTCTTCGTAGTCACTGTACTGCGGTAAACTTTTAGGCGAAATCCTCTCTCTAATTTTTTGCTCTCTAACGGAACTAAATAGAGCTAAAGCCTGATTATTGCTCTCAGAATAATGAACTAAGTTTATTTTATTCTTCCCCGACGCATTAATTTCCTGCTCAGAAAGGATTACATCTGAGGCGACAGAAGGCTGTTCAGATAAATCCCACTTTAATTTCATAGCCTTTGTTAGCGAGGAAATTATTTGGTTGTCTATTGATAAACAAAAAAAAGCTTTATCACCGTAGACCAATTGACCAAATATTAAATTATTTACAGACCTTATGATATCATTAAATTTATTTAAATTCTTTTCCTTTAATTCTGTTAATTCTTCCAGTATTTTTCCATGAGTAGCATCTCTACCTTTACCACGAGCTAATCCAAGAGCTGAAATAACAGGTTTTGCCACGTTCCATGGAAATCTCGTGATTAGTGTCAAAATTGATTTCATTTCTGCTTCACTAAGTACTACTGGGACATTTCCTGTCATCTTAATTACCTGTTGAAATTGCAACACAAGGTCGTCTTCGGGAGATCAATGGGAGTATTCCAATAACTTACCCAGGTATAGGAGTGCTTTCAAGTCTAAGACTATCTTCTGTCTAACAGCGCATGTTTTCATCTAAGCGCGCGCTCGTATCCCCGCCACGCCTGCCCACTTTATGTAGTGGTTTTCATGCACCTGCATGATCTACGCAAAAGCCCGCTAGAACTGGCGGGCCTTAACACAAAAGATCCTCAAACGATCATGCGATCTCATGCAGCATAGACATGCGCGTTTATGCAGAATGTGCAAAATCGTAACATACTCAGTAAGCGTGAAACCTAGAACGTGACAGCCTTGTCAAAGCCAGAAATAATTGTATAAGAAATAGACGAGTTATCAGCCTTGTTCACTTTGAACTTGGCACCTTTGTAAGCGATAACATCACTTCCTTTAGAATCTACAGAAAAATCTGTTGTAAATGCTGCACGAGCCATATCGTTTGCAAATTCACGATAGGTGAACTTCATTACACCGCCTGCATTTCCATTGTATTCGATAGTCTTAACCAATGAGTTACTCACTCGACACAGCCCATCAGGAACACGTTTGATAGAAATTTCTGATGCAGTATAAGAAGTGCCATTTGGCGGTGATATCTCATTTTTTGCAGCATCGTAACTAACATAATCAACATAGTTACCGATTTGCCCATAGAGATTTTTTAACGCAACAGCTTGAGGGTTATGATAATTGCGATAAATTCCATTCCCCTCACTGCAATATGTACCAGCAGCGATAGAAGACAATGCACCATTAGCCGCACCAAGTTCTAATACGTCCGTTTTAAATCCAGTAGCAGATGTGATAATGGGATCGCCCATGTAGGCGGTAGCACTTTGCCCAATAGCAGGCTTCACCACCTCAATAGCAGTGATATTTCGGTTAGAAGCATGTGGTACGCAACCAGTTAGGATTACAGCGAGAGATATTGGTAACGCTACATTATTAATTTTCATTTTTAGCCTATTATTCTTTTCTTGACAAAAAACAAGGCGATATCTGATTGATCATCGCCTCTCACTCATATGTAACCCTTTTTGATTAGAAAAAACAAGCGTCTATTGACAAAATCAATGCAGCCAGCTGTCGTCTTCCCACACCTTCTGCATAATTTTCATCACTTGTTTTCTTTCTTCGTCCAGTTGCAGTCCGGTCAGTTCCACACCGTTAGAGCTACCTTTACGGATACGGATTACCGTTTTTGGATACAGGGGGCGCAGATTGCGGTAAAGCTCGGATTCAAGGGCGTCCAGGGTAGACTGGCTAATCTTCTGCTCTTTATCGATCATTATTTCAATGCGCATAAAAGTCACCTCAGCTGATGACATCCATTGAGCGGTTGTATTCGTGGGTTCTGATTTTTGCCATGAGTTCATCTGTCAGTTCAGAAACCCACTGCAAAGCCAGCCCCTTCTCTTCATCACTACACTCACTAGCCGCTACAAGCTTAAGAAAAAAATCAATGCGCTGGAGCTTCAAAGACTCCAAAAAATAGTCCTGCATCTTTCCTCCTATGACACCACAAGCAACACTGTATGTATAGCCACTGTTTATATTTACAGTATATAATAATCTTACTGATGTAAAACGTTTTTTTACGTTCATCAGCCTGATATGCCTGGTATTATTAAGAGCACGAATTGTTAACCCGCGTAATTAATACAGGTTTCGCCACTTATCATCTTCCTGCAAACGCTGGTTCCGATAGAAGATACGCAGGCCTGCTCCTGACGGAATACTGCCGCCGCGAAGGAGTAAATCGACCTCTTTCTCGCTGCCATCAAATCCTCTGGACTTCAGTTCATAGACGAGCTGCTGTCGCTGATGGTCTCTAATTCGCTGTTTGTAGTCTTTACGCCGTTTCGGTTTCACCAGGCGTAACCTAGCAGCCAGTTCCCGGCGCTCTTTTTTGCTCATACTGTGCAGGTAATCGTGCAACTCCTTGTCATCCATGCGGGTAATGTCCGTCCTGGTATCCCCATCAGCTGATTTGTCTTTCCCTTGTTGGTTCAAATTTTCAGCAAGGGGACAGTTATTGCCACGAGTCCAAGGGGCGCAAGCGCCCTGGTCGGCTGCCGCCTCCTGAACGTCAACGGCCTTACGAACCATTTTCCACTTCACGGCATGAGTGCAGATCTTGCCCTCTGCAATAGGTGACCAGATGCCATAAATACGAATGCCGTGATCGCCATAGGCGGTCGGCTCTTCGTTGATTTCATAAGCAGTTCTGATGAGGTGATATTTACGGGGAACCAGTACGCCGCCCTGCTTCATGATGTAGGTGGCAAAACAACCAGCATCAGCAGCAGCCAGGATTGCATCAAGGCGCGGGTTATCCAGTACCGGCGCACCTGCTTTTTTGTCACCCTGTTGCCTTGCCGCCTGACCAGCCAGCAATCGCAGTTCACGGTAAGCCTGACGCCCCGGAATGCCAAAGAAGCGGAATTGCTGAACACGATGCAGAGACGCCCAGGCATTCACGTATTCAGCGTTATCACGCAGGGATTTACCCGTTTCCTTGCTGATCTCGCCAGCCAGACCACGCCCGTCAATGTTCTTACTGATATATTTCGCGATGTAGCTTGTCGGCGTTCCTTTGCGCGGGTTAATCAACTCAGACTTAAAGCGTGGTCCCGTGTTATTCCCCAGCTCCTCGCGGTCTTCACGAATGGCAAACTTACGCAACAAAGCAGTAATGGCGCGGCGATCTTTTTTGCGCATAAAACACAACAGGTGCCAGTGAACTGTACCGTCATGATGCGGCTCAGCCACCCGCACGCCATACCAGCGCAATCCGGCTTTGTGCATCGCCTTACGAAATGCAGCAAACATGCCAACCAGATAATCACTGCTTTGTCTTACCGTCGCATTTGTCCAGGTCGGGTTGGGCCTGCCGTTATTTAGCGTGGAATGGAAACGTGACGGACAGGTGATGGTGTAGAAAACGGCGCAGTCACCGCGCATTTCCGCGATAAGCTCCAGGCCTTTAACACAGGCCATCATCTCATTGCGGCGATGCGCAGGGTTGCTGCTGCTGGCGTTTACCACATCCTCCATGTCCAGCGTGTCGCCGTCTTCGTTCACCAGTTCATGAGAACGGAAAAACTCCAGCGACTTACGGCGCTGCTCACGTTTATGCATCACGGCTTCATAGCTGACATAGGGAGATGCTTTTTTGCTGACCAGACAGACAGCACGCAACTGCTCTTCCCGCCATTCGCAACGCATCTTCCATAATTTCCGATACCACCAGTCGGCGCACAGCATACGCGCCAGCGAACCCGGAATGAGTTCATAGGGCACAGGTTTGCGGCGGTTTCTTTTCCGGCGGAGTTGCTCAAACGCAGGCGGTATGACATCCAGTCGCAGGGTTTCTGCTGCCACCTTTTCCCATGTCTTGCGGATTTCTTCCGGCTTAACATCATCGGAGGCGTACAAATCACCACAAGCGGCATCAAGACACATGCTCATATGCGCAGCGACAAGGGTGGACAGGCGTTTCACCTGATCCTGACTCATTTCAGGCAGGATCAGCAGACCGTCCAGCCCTTCATGGCTTGCCATAAAACGAAAAGATGCAGATAGCTGGCTGTCGCGTACATGCTCCAGTCGTTCCAGGCATGGCTTAATCGTCTCACGCAAATAGCGGGAATAAGCCTTTGGCCTGCCCAGGTTGCTGAAGTATTTAATACGTTGCATCAGCGGCTTGCTGATATGGGAAGGCTGGGCGTTGACATCCGCCAGAATGACCATGTCTGGATTAAAACGCTGCTGCTCATGCGCCAGCTTTGCCCGGCTAATTAGCTTATCCTGCTCCATTTCGCGCTGGACAGGATCACGGGATTCATTAAAGAAATAACGCTCCCAGACCTGATCACTCAGTGCCTCGCGGCGCAGTTGTTCCTGCTCGTTATCGGCAGCGTACAGAGTGATCAGGTTTGAAAGCGCAGAAACCGGCGCAACTTCCGCCGGGTCCAGATAAGGGTTAATGGCCTTTTTCGGGCTGTTCCATGAGAATGCTGCGGCAGCCTCGTTAAAGCCGCAGCAGTTGTTCATATCGGCATGACTCATGCACGTACTCCGTACACGGCAGAACTGTCCACGCCACGCGAATAATCAAATCCCACCCAGCAGCGCGGCCCGGAAACAGCAATGATTTCTGTTGCTGATTTACCCTCTCCAGCTGCCACACCGATGTTGCGTTTTGCCTTGATGTAGTGGTGAGTAAAATTGCGATACAGCGAACGGATCAGGGATGTGTCACTGTTAGAAACAATGACCGGATGTCCTTCTGATGACCGATGTTCAAGAACGGATGCCAGGTGATACTGGTCATCTTCAGTGAAGCCGTCAGTGTGATAACCGGAAAACGTGCCGTCATACGGCGGATCGCAATACACCACATCCCCCGCCTTCAACATCGCCAGCGTTTCATCAAAGCTGGCGCAGATAAACGTTGCCCGCTGGGCTTTTTCTGCAAATGCGCGAATTTCTTTTTCAGGGAAATACGGATTTTTATAATTACCGTAGGGAATGTTGAAATGCCCGCTCTTGTTATAGCGACATAAACCACGGTAACCGTGACGATTGAGATACAGGAAATATACCGCTTTCATGAAATCAGTAATTTCAGTGGAGTAATTAAACTCCTGCCTTATGTTGTAATAAGCCACCTCCCTGTTTGCGATCTCAAATAAAACTCTGGCGCGAGATATAAACGATTCACAATCAGCGGCAACCTTTTTATAGAGGTTGATTAAATCAGGATTAATATCCGCAACCAGATAGCTGGGGTAATCCGTCTCCATCATCACAGCACAGGAACCCGCGAAAGGTTCAACCAGTCGCGGGCCAGCAGGAAGGTGTTTTTTCAGTTCGGACATAATGGCGGTTTTATTTCCCGCCCATTTCAGGATGGTGCTCAAACAGCACCTCCGTTGTAATGTTTGCCTTTCAGCTCTGCGATTTCCTGACAGGTAATGCAAAGCTGCACACCTGGAATGGCGCGGCGGCGTGCTGGCGGAATTGGCGCTTCACACTCAATGCAAAGCACGCGGGACACGCCCGGCGTTTTGGCACGGGCAGCACGAATATGGCGCTGGCGTTCTTCTTCAACGCGCTGCTGTACAAGATCCATTGCATCAGCCATTAGTGGATCTCCTGCGCTTCGTTCTGGATTGCTTCAGCAGTTACACGCAGTAGTTCTGCTGCTTCGACGTGGTTTAGCTGGCGGGATGTGATATGACACGCCAGGCTATCAAGGCGAGCTGCCATTGCTTCAGCCCTTGCCCGGCGTTCTTCCAGACGAGCCTCTGTCAGTAAAATATTAAGACATGCATCATCCGGTCCGGTTTTAGTCGTGAGGGTTTCAATATTACGCATAATCAATTCTCCTGAATTTAGATAAAGGGATGCCCGGCGGGTTTACGCCATTAATTTCATTAGTTGGTTAATTCGGCATGGTTAGCCGTCTGGGAAATAAGCTCACCACTGCACGAAAATGATTCATTGCTTTAATCAACTCCCGCTTTTCGTCAGTGGTCAGCTCATTAATGCTGATGATATGACGTTCAGCTGGAATTTTTGCCATAAAGAATATGGCAGCCAGTGCTCGTTTATTTTTTTCGTTATTGATATCCCGTGGATCACGCATATCTTTAATAAACCGCTCAAGCTCTGACTCAATATTCAGGCCAAATACTTTCGCCCTTAACTCCGCAATGTGATTAAGTCCATTCAGGCGTTCACCGGGGCTTAATGGAACAGTCGCCGCAGCGCCTTCAATAGCCATTTGTTCCCCCGTTTTTTCGTTGATAGTTCTGCCAGCAATTCATCTTGTGAACGGCACGGATGCCAGCGTTTACCATCCTTACCCATTATCCAGCCGTGACCGTAGTGCATTGCCGGGCTTTGTTTTACCAGCAGCGATGCAAATGATGGTTCTTTCGTCAGCATAAGCACCTCACAGCAAACCGAATGAAGCACCGAGGCCAGTCATGGTATCAACTGCACTCGCCATCGCAGGGTTAGCCTGTAAACGGGCCTGTAATGAAACAGCAGCCAGCGCCATCAGTCGTGTTACAGAGTTAATGCTGCTGATAGCATCACGACGACCTGCACTGGTTTTTACATCGCCAGATACCGCACCTGCAGCAACACGCCCGATCTCTGCGGTTGCACTCATGACGTAATGCGGCAGTTTCTCTTTTGCTACCTCATTAATAGGTACACATGGCAGGCAGTGAATCTGTGCCAGAAAACCATCTATCAGCGTTGAATCTTCAGTCAGATCGGTAAGCAGCCAGATTTCTGGCGCATTGAGCTGATGCGGTTGATCTGGGTTGAGTTTGTTTCGCAGAGTCTGGACATTCATTCCTGCACGTTCTGCCAGCTTCGCCATATTGTGACGAAGTGCAAAAGCTCTACAGGCTTCATCAAAATGTGGATGTTTGGAAACTTGGTAATCAAACATGGTCGACACCCCTGATGTATCCCAAAATGGAACTAGTTGAATACAACATTGCAATCAGTAAGTGCATCAACGGTAAGAGCAGCAAGGTTGATCATCACCTTTTCTCTTTTCTTGTCTTTCCGAAGGCGATGCCGAGGGATGCGACCGTCAGCCAGCATATCGTTAATTGTGTCGATTGAAAGACCAGTAAGTTCGCTATAACGCTCAATTGTGACATGTGGCGTATTCAGAGTTATTGAAATGTTAGGGGTCATGATGCAACATCTCCTATTGGCTTGTGGTGAGCCTGTAGTAATCGTGGCAAGTACCCAAATGGGGACAAAACTGATACTAGGATCGCAAAAGAGATATGTCAACATCAAAGTACCCAAGTGAGATCAAAATAAATCCCAATAAAGGTGGTAAGGCTGCGATTGAGCGATTAGTCGAAGCTTATGGCTTTACGACACGACAGGCTTTAGCTGATCACTTGGAAGTATCAAAAAGCACTCTGGCGAACAGGTATTTGCGGGATACGTTTCCTGCAGACTGGATAATCCAATGTGCTCTTGAAACAGGAACCTCACTGAAATGGTTAACCACCGGGCAAGGACTTAAGCAAAGCTCGCTGACAGTAGCCACAGAAGAGCTTCCCAAGTTTCGCCTTACCGCAGGCAAAATGATTGAAGATGGTTCATATGTATTCGATTCATCATTTCTTCCTGCAAATCTTTCATCACCAATTGTTATTCAGGATGGGCTTGTCACATACATTTGTGATCAAAAATTTTCTGAAGTACTTGATGGACACTGGTTAATCAACATCGACGGAACCTATTCCATTCGAAAAATCACAAAGCTTCCAAAAGGTATGATTAAAATTACAACTACAGAGAATAGCTTTGAATGTGCATTTTCTGATATTGAAGTGGTTGCTTGTATAAGAAGTACAATAGTTTCAAATTGATATAGTAAAAGGATTTAAAAATGAATTCATTTTCCATCGTTATATTCTTATTAGCATTTCTCGCCCCTGTTCTAGCTATAATATTATTTAAGCAAAGTAAAGAACACAAAGCCGCCATAGATAACCTGACGGCTAACAACATAGCCCTTTCCAGCCAACTGAGTGAAAATCAAGAAAAGTTAGCACAGACTGCACGAGATCTATCAGAGCTTGAAGGGCGAGCAGCACCATTATGGCAATACGAAGAATTGCACAGCGCAGTGATGGAGGCAGAGAATAAGATAAAAAATGCAGACTCAATAGCTAGGCAAAAAATAGAAGAAGCCCAAATAAAGGCAGCTAAGACAGTAAACGAAGCAAGTTATCAAGCTCAGATAACAATAAGCAACGCTAATAGCGAAGCTATAGCAATCACCAAAGACGCTCGCGATGCACGCCTGAAAGCCAAAGAACGTCTTGATAATGCCAACAGTAAAGCAAATGAGCTGATCTCAAATGCTAATGACAACGCAGTAAAAATTATTTCCGATGCAGAAGAAAGAGCAAAAGAGATTGCTGGTTCAGCATATGAAGCTAAAGAGTTTGCAGAAAAATATGAAGCAGTTGCCAAATCAATGAAAAATAAAATTGAAGGTTATGGCGATGAATGGATCATCCCTAACCGTAGTGTACTTGATGAATTGGCAGAAAATTATGAGTTTACAGATGCAGGCAAGGAATTACAAAAAGCCAGGGAGTTAACAAAATCATTAATAAAAACTAATAAAGCAGCTTCGTGTGATTATGTTGAGCAAAACAGGCGTAATACTGCTATCAACTTTGTTTTGGATGCCTTCAATGGAAGAGTTGACAGTATTTTATCGAAAGTCAAACACAACAATTTTGGAAAACTTTCCCAAGAAATAAAAGATGCATTTCAACTTGTAAATTATAATGGATCTGCTTTTAGATCCGCAAAAATAAGTGACATCTATCTTCAGGCACGACTCAACGAGCTAAAATGGGGAGTTGCAGTTAATGAAATTATGCTCGAAGAAAAAGAGGAGCAAAGAAGGATTAAAGAACAGCTTCGTGAAGAGGAAAGAGCTCGTAGAGAGTATGAAAAAGCGATAAAAGAAGCCGAAAAAGAAGAGAAAGCTATTCAGCAAGCTATAAATAAAGCGACGAAAGAGCTTATGCTTGCAAATGAAGAACAACGCTTAGCTTTAGAGCAAAAAATAGCTGAACTACAGTTAAAATATGAAGAAGCTGAAGCTAAAAACCAACGAGCTATTTCTATGGCTCAACAAACTAGATCAGGCCATGTTTATATAATTAGCAATATTGGCTCATTTGGCGAAGATGTATATAAAATTGGAATGACACGCCGCCTTGAACCACTTGATCGTGTTCGTGAACTTGGGGATGCTAGTGTTCCTTTTTCGTTCGATGTTCATGCGATGATTTATAGTGATGATGCACCGTCATTAGAAAATCATCTGCATAAAGTCTTCAACGAAAAGCAGGTCAATAAAATTAACTCACGAAAAGAGTTTTTTAACGTAAATATTAAAGAAATTAAATCGGTTATTGAAGATATGAACATCAATGCCCACTGGACAATGTTTGCAGAGGCGAAAGAATATAGAGAGTCACTAGCTATTGAACAGGAACGCAAAGCAGCCACTTCCGCCAACGATGAACTACATGTTGCTTAGCAATGTATGTTTCATAGCAATCACACATTGATTACTGGTTGTATATACAGTTAAATTTAGCCCTCTGATATGAGGGCTTTTTTATGGCAGTACGAAAACTCACCACAGGAAAATGGCTTTGCGAATGTTACCCCGCCGGACGTAGTGGACGTCGTGTGCGTAAACAATTCGCCACCAAAGGCGAAGCACTGGCTTTTGAGCGTCACACGATGGAAGAAACCGAAGCAAAGCCCTGGCTAGGTGAATCAGTGGATCGTCGAACACTGAAAGACGTGGTTGAGCTATGGTTCAAACTACATGGTAAATCACTGACAGCTGGGCAGCATGTCTATGACAAATTGCTGCTGATGGTTGACGCTCTGGGCAATCCCCTTGCAACTGATCTAACCTCTAAAATGTTTGCCCACTATCGAGATAAACGCCTGACAGGAGAGATCTACTTCAGCGAGAAATGGAAGAAAGGAGCAAGCCCGGTCACCATTAACCTGGAGCAAAGCTATCTAAGTAGTGTTTTTAGCGAACTATCCCGCCTGGGCGAATGGTCGTATCCGAACCCACTGGAGAACATGCGAAAATTCACCATCGCAGAAAAAGAGATGGCATGGCTTACCCATGAGCAGATTGTTGAATTACTGGCTGATTGCAAACGTCAGGACCCAATTCTGGCACTGGTAGTTAAGATATGCTTAAGCACAGGCGCACGCTGGCGAGAAGCCGTAAATCTTACTCGTTCACAGGTGACCAAATACCGAATTACCTTTGTAAGAACGAAGGGGAAGAAAAACAGAAGCATCCCTATCAGTAAAGAGCTTTACGAAGAGATCATGGCGCTTGATGGGTTCAATTTCTTCACAGACTGCTATTTTCAATTTTTATCCGTGATGGAAAAAACGTCTATCGTGCTCCCTCGCGGTCAACTCACACACGTTCTGCGCCATACGTTTGCGGCGCACTTCATGATGTCGGGTGGAAACATTCTGGCCTTACAAAAAATTCTCGGACACCACGATATAAAAATGACTATGCGTTACGCACATCTGGCACCGGATCATCTGGAAACGGCGCTCCGTTTCAATCCTCTGGCAACGCTGCCAAGTGGCGACAAAGTGGCGGCAGCGGTTGGCATTACCCCGTAA